GCCCCATACATCAAGTACAGAACCCTCCGTACCGCCAAGACAGGCTCTGATACTCATAGGTTTACTGACTGAAAATGCCCTCGGTGCTGAAAGGTCTGTCCTGCATTTAAAGCCGTGCTTTGATGAAGTATTCGCAAAAATTCTTTCAAGTGCAAGCTGTGGCGAAACCGATTTGCTCTCAAAGCATAGCACACCAATGCCCGACAAATCATATGACATATGCTGTGCATACACTGTGATGATGCCGTTCATCGGTGTTGTAATTCTGTATATACGAAACGGCTGTGACCTTGATGTGTCATTCGGCTTAACGAGTATAACCCTGTCGTTTTTAATCTCATCAAACAATGCACCGTGCAGAGGATATTTCATCACACATTCAAACGCACCGTTTCTCTCCTCTGTAACTTCGCAAAAGGTGCAGTCCGACAGCACACCGATTCCGTAGGTGTCAAACTCAGTTTCATCTGCTTTGTATAAAATCGGCATCATAACGAACACCACCTTGGAAATACTGAACCGTCTGTTATGCCACCGCCGAGAATAAACCTGTTTTCGCCCTTTACAAGCAAAGGAAAACCCGTGCCTGTAACCGTATCATTTTTCAGCGTGTTGTCCTTGTAAAAGCACATCTTTTCGCTGTCAATCTCAATGAACTCGTCAATATCGTTGAATGTCCATTCGTGTCTGCCGTTTTCGTTATCAATGGTAAGCGTACCCGTACCGTTGCCGTTAAGATGAATAAGCGGTCTGCTCTCAAAGCTGTACGGATTCACAAGTATCGTTTCACCCTTTGACGGCAATGCTGCTCTGTAAATATCCTCGCTGACCTTCTCGAGAGAATACCATGCGGTTTCGTCACCGAGAAATGTGTAGAGGGCAAACCTTGCATTCTCCTTCTTCCAGTTTTCGTTCACCTTGAGATATATTCTGCTCTTGTCAGCATCTGAATAGCTGTCCCAGTAGCCGTCTGTCCACGAATTTGTATTCAACACAAACATATTTTTACCACTCGGCACAACAAGGTCTGCCGTCTGATTCCAACGGTTGCTCCAGTCGTTTTCCGGCTTTGAACCGTCCATTCTGCAAAAAATCATATACGGAAAATTCAGCACCACATCAATGCTGTGCGGTAGCTCACCGTCAATGTCATATCTAAACGGCTTGCAGTTAAAGCTTACGGTAAACACACCGATTTTGTTAAGCTCATCTTCAATGTCAAGCGAGGAGTTAAAGAGCGCATATCTGAAAAATTTTTTGTCGTAGCTGTCCTTTAGTATGTGATACCTGTCGGGCTGTGAGTACAGCCAAGCCTTGATTTTTGTAATGCTGTCTGCAAGCTGTTGACTGTTCTTTGCAGACAGATATACAGAATAACTCACCTGTGTGTTTTCATATCTGTGATTCGGTACAATCAGATCACCGTTGCGGCCGGGGATTGATACAAAGGAAGAATCGTACTTTGGCGAGGAGTACACATTCTTTCTCTGTATATGAAGCCCCATATCAGATGACCTGACACCGTTGTATTCAAAATAGTTCACGCAAACACCATTCCTTTCCTTTTGGCAAACTGACCTGCAGTTTCCATAATTTCATTTGTAAGCTGAGAAATATCGTCATTTGAGTAGTTGTTAAAATTTGCAATATTCAGCACAAGCGAAAGACCGCTCTTGCCGAAAGCAGCAGAATTTGAATTATCAACCAATCCTTTAACATTTCCGCCAATGCTGAAATCAGTCGGCAAAGCAGTTTTCATATCATCAGCAAGTGAGTTCATAACACTTGAAACATCACTGCTCATACCCTCGGCGGCACGAACAGCCATATCACCGTTCTTGTCAATAGAGCCGGCAAGGCCCTTGACGAGCATTTCGCCAACCCATGCCATTTCCTTTGACGGTGAGTGAATACCGAAAAAATCGCAGATGCCGTCCCAGATACCCGAAATCCAACCGCTGACTGAATCCCAGAGCCACGATGCAAGACCGCAGATACCGTCCCACAAGCCTTTTACAATGTTACCGCCAATTTCAACAATCTTGTACATAAGTGAACCAAAGGCCTTTACAATGCCTTCAATAATCTTAGGTACTGCCTTTACAATTTCCTTAATGATAGTCGGCAGATTCTTAACAAGCGAAATCAACAAATCAATACCCGCCTGAATTATTGCCGGAATATTGTCAATAAGAGCATTAACAATGCCCGAAATGATGTCGGGGATTGCATTCACGATTGTAACGATAATGGTGGGCAGAGCCTTGACAAGTGAAATGAGCAAGTCTATACCTGCCTGAATAATCTGCGGAATTGAATTTATTACCGCATTTATAATCCCGTTGATAATCTGCGGAATAGCCTTGACTATTGATGTGATAATATCGGGCAAAGCACTCACAAGAGAGGTCAACAGCTTAATGCCCGTCTGTATGATTTGCGGTATTGAATTTAAAAGAAATGTAACTATGCCCATAATAATCTGAGGCAGTTTAGATATGAGGTCGGGAAGTGCATCAAGAATACCCTGTGCAAGAGCAGATACAAGCTTAAGTCCAGTGTCAAGGATTGACGGCAAGCTGTCTAAAAGTCCCTGTACAATCGTCATAACCGCATTGACCGCAGTAGGAATTAGTGTAGGCAGTGCATCTGCAAGGCCTTGTACGAGAGTTGCTACGAGCAAGGTTGCCGACTCAATCAGCAAGGGCAGATTTTCAACAATTGCATTTGTAATTGTTAATAAGGCTGACACCGCAACGGGAATCAGCTGTGGCAAAAGCTGAAGCAATCCCTCAAGCACCTGTGCAAACAATTCTGCAAGAGTTTCCAGAACCGTGGGGAGCATTTCACCTGCCGATTCAAGCAGTGTAGTAATTACTGTCGGCAAGGCGGAGATGAGATTTTCCACAATAGGCGAGATGTTTTCAAGCACGGTCTGAAATGCCGTTACAACATTTTCACACAACTCACCGAGGTCAGCGTTTGCGTCGCCAAAGCCCACCACAAGGTTTGTGACCGATGACTTCAACGCATTAACCGAACCCGAAATTGTACCCTCCGCCTCTTTTGCAGTAGTGCCGGCAATATCCATACTCTCCTGCATAACATGGATTGCATCGACCACATCGGCATATGACGAAATATCGTACTTAATGCCCGATATTTTCTCTGTGTTAGAGAGAAGTCTTTGCATTTCCTCTTTAGTACCGCCGTAGCCGAGTTTAAGGTTATCAAGCATGGTGTAATTCTGCTTGGCAAAGCCCTGATACGCATTCTGAATGAGCGACATATCCGTACCCATCTTGTTTGCATTATCTGCCATATCCGTGATTGCCATATCGGCATACTTTACCGACTTGTCCGTATCACCGCCAAGCGACTGAATGAGGCTTGCGGAAAAGCCTGTAACGGTTTCCATATAGTCATTTGCAGAAAGGCCTGCCGTTTTATAGGCATTAGAAGCGTAGCTTTGCAGTTTCTGCGATGAGCCCTTGAAAAGTGTATCAACACCGCCGACAAGCTGTTCATAGTCGGCATAGGCATTAACTACCTCCTTGCCTAGCTTTACG